CCAGCACTGAATACACAATCACTTGCTGTAGTATCAGCTTCTACTAAGTAGAAGTAATGATTTGCAGTTAATGCCGGTATGATATTTACTACCTGTTCTCCAGCAACCATTGCTGCAGTATTAAACAATTTAGCAGTTCCACCAGCTTCATCATAATCAATTGTTCCAGCTGAGTTAGTTGCTATATCTATATCTGTAGTAAGAGTGCCACTTGCTGCAGCCGGAACTTCAATACATGCAAGTTCAGCTCTATATATTATACCGTTTAAAGCTACTACATTTCTACCAATGAATGCCGGGACTGTACCAACACCAATAACATCATTTGCAGTACCACCTTTTGCTTTGAGTCCAGTAAGATCAAAATGAATTTTTGTTATAATAACGCCGTTTTCTGTATATCTACGAGTAATCGGAGCAAAGCTTGTTGCGATTGCACCAGCACCATGCTCAGTTGTGACTGCACCATTTGTTGTTGTGCCAGTGATAACTGCATTACCGGTTACAGCCGCATTGCCAGTTACACTTAAATTATCATTTACAGTTGTTTCAGATGTTGTATGACCAATGTTAACTGCAATACCAGAATTAGCTACTGCAAGATTAAAAGCTCCGGTTGAATTAGTAATATGTGAATTTGTTCCGTCATGAAATAATGTTATATCTGCACCAGTACCGAGTCTTATCTTATCTCCGTCTGGCATTGTGAAATCGTTATTAGCATCAGTCGTAATTACTTTAGAAGCTTGAGGTGTACCGACTGTTGTGATACCTAAAAACTTAAGTGCATCTCCGCCAATAGAATACCAAGTTGAACCTGACCATATCAATGCAGCTGTTTCATGTTGTGCTAAAATGATTGTAGAACCTTGGCCATATGTAGCCGGAGTAATCGTAACTGCACCAGCTCCAATATTAACAAACTTTTTAATCTGACCTGCAACTGTACCATTAATAAGTGAAGCTGCAACCGCAGAACCTGAATTATGAACAGTCAAAGGAATAACAGCAGATACAGCAACTGATGTACCAGTTAAAGTTTCTGTCTGATAGTTTAACTTACTATTTAATGTAAGTGAACCAGTGCCTTTCGCTGCAATCGCAAGACTAACTGCTGCATCACCGCCCACTGCATTGATTGCAGCTGAGTTACCAGTGGCAGCATTTGTAAGTTCTATATGGTTAACAGCACTCGCTGTTGTCTGAAATACTATTTGCTCGTTACCATTCGCATCTGCTATAAAACCTGCATCTGCAATTTTAGGTGTCGTAAGTACAGGACTTGTAAGTGTTTTATTTGTAAGAGTTGCTGTATGAGCGTTAAATGTAAACTGATCATTGCCCGTCAACAATGGAAGTGTAACAGTTCTATCTGCTGCTAATTCTGAAGGAGCAAAAATATATTGATGATTAGAAGATGTATCTTGTATCTGAGGTGTAGTAAATACAGGAGAAGAAAATGTTTGTGAAGCACCTGATAGCTGCACAGTACCAGTGGCATCAGGAAACGTAATAGTTCTATCTGCTGTAGGATTAGTAAATGTTAATGTAGTTTCATAATCATCAGCAACCGTACCTTCTGCAATGATTGAGTTATTACCGAACTGCATGTTTGTTGTAGGCTGAACGCTGTCACCACCAAGTATAGTATAGATTTCACTAAAATTGGCATTGATCTTTGTACCAGTAGCACGAAGCGTGTCACCAGTATTATCGTTTGCTAACGTTCCAGTATTTATTGTTTGTCTTGCCATTGTTTTAACCTATGATTTGTATCTATTTATACGCTTTACCTGGATGAATCAATATAATAACTAAACTCATCCGCATCAAGTGTGATTTGTTCGTTATCTGTTCTAGCAACACCAAGTCCGAATGGTGACGCATCTGAATCTTCATCCATTGTTTGTGAAGCAACACGTACAGTATCAACAACACTTCTGAATGTATTGTCAAGGTATCCAATTGTTCCGAATACGTTTTGGCTAAAGTCACCGAAGTCAGAGTCAAGGAATGAACCAGCTCCATCAGTAACAAGTCCTCTGTCTTTCGAGGTAATAACAGAAGCTGTGACCAATCCGAAGTCTTGAATATTGCCGAACGGTAAGAAGACATCTGGCTGATTGCCTGCAGAATCTGTGAAGTGAGTAAGAGAAGATCTGTCGAGATCGACTCTGAAAGAACCTCCATCACTGTCGACACCATCTGAATCGTATACTGTTAATGTTTTGCCAACGATACCACTGAGTTCTTGAATCGCAAATGGTGCAGCGCTTGCAAGTGATACAAACTGTGCATCTGGCGTAGGTTCAGCTATACTAAGTGGCATTAAATCAAAACTGATATCATCATTAACTGTTGCTATTTGAACTTCTGAACCTACAAACATTCCGCCTGGATGAGCAAAAAGTTTATATAGTTCTAACCATTCATTTTGAGCAATACCTAATTTAATGAGTATTCCCCAAAATTGAAATATAGTAGGATCGGTAATTCGTAAACCAGTCTCTGGACCAATCTTATTACCTATCTTGAATACAAGATCTTTACCGTATATTATTTCCGGAGTTTCATTAAAAAACATTTTAAAGAATCGTTCAATACCAAATTTAGTACCCTTTGAACGATAAAAGTTATTAGAAAGTTCTGCACCTGTTCTATTATCAAGGGCACCTTCAATATAGTTTTGACCTAGTAACAGTTCATCTTCTATAAACGTAAGATTTGCTTTTGCGGTTTGTGCTATATCTCGAAGAGTTGGAAGTGTTTTTAACTGTTGGCCAAAGTTACCTTCACCATCTAAGTCTTTATAATACTCTTCAAGTAGTTTAATGAATTTAGGGTTTGCTTCTCTAAAATATTCTGGCAACGCTTCTGTAATCAGATTTCCTGTAAAATCTAATTCTCTACGACCTATATCCGAAAGAGTTTTATCTAAATTCAAAGCCATTCTTAGTTATCCGCATCAGTTGTAACTGCATTAATAGTAGATAGTCCTGCATCAAATTTAAGAATATAATTAAGAGTTGGTGAGATAGCACTTTGATTTGCAGGAACTGCTGATATTTTTACGTTTGATGTACCACCAAGTAAACCGGTAGGTCTAAATGCTATGATATTAACTCTAGAGGTTGTGGTGCTAAATGATCCAATGTTATCTACTATAATTGTACCTGTTCCTGATTGAACCACCTGAAGCTTAGTAGTTGCTACATTAGCATATTGCTCATTTAGAATACGACATGGTTGGCCGTCTACAAGGAATGTAGTCGACTTAACAATATAATCTGCTTCACTTGGTTCTGCTTTTGCTGCAGGCAATGCAATCAATGCTGGCATAGTAAGAATAAATTCATTAAATTGATTAATAGTAGGAACAATAACTTGTTGCATACGTACTGTTGCTCTACTTGAAAGAACAGCAGGACTTACTTCGTCAATAAGTGTTAATAGATTTGATCTTCTAAATGACTTACTAAATCCTCCAATACTCGTTGCAAAATAATTAGATATTACGGTTTGTACATTTGTTTTAATACTGTTAATAGAAAGAGGAGTTAGATCTGGATTTATTTGAAAAAAGACGTCTGTTTCTATGTTAACATCTATTGGATCTGCGAACTCAACATTAAATGATATCACTGCAAGCTGATTGACTAAATTCACAATTGATGCTTTAGTTGCTGCTTGAGTAGCCTCTGTTACATCATCTTCAAAATCAATTGATGAGAATACCGTACCAAACTTAGGCTCTGGATTATCTTGGCCGCCCCATGATATAATATCATTAATAAGAGTTGAGAAGTTACGTAAAATAATTGCAGTATAATCTTCAGGTGTAACCATTCTATTTTGCGATGCATATTGAAAAGGTGCATTACGTCGTATAGACTCGATTGATTCTTTCGTGTCTCCACCAATTGCAGCGGCAGTTGTTGTAACAGTCAGAGTCCGAGCAATACCATTTACAGGCAGCGTTGATACAGGAGCAAATGCTTTTGCCGAATTAGCCAAAGCACCTTTTGTTGAAAGATAATCAACAGTAATTGAATTACCAGCTTCTGGGCTAAGTCCAAGAATACCATTACCGCCAAATGATAATTGAAATAAACCATTCGGAGCTTCTTTTAGAATGTAAATAGTAGATGTAGAAGAAATAGTAGTTGCGGCAGTGATATTTGTATATGTTGCAAAGATACTACTTGCCAATGATTCAAATACTTTTACGATTGTAGTATCGGCATCTATTGTTGCATCAGGAATAATATAAACATCAGTCTCACTGAATTCTCCGACTAAAAATGTTTTTGTTTTACGAGCACCTTCGAAGATTGGAATTGCATTAGAACCATCTGCGGTTTTAAATATATAGTTTCCGGAAGTATCATCTGTTGCAGTAAATTTTTCAACAGTTTGAAATGTGTATGTTATATCATCAACGCTTGAAGTGAACTGTGTATAAGCCGGTAAATCAATAGTAGGAGGTCTATCAGTCACAGCCGAAAGATTGAGAGAAACTCCAACAGTTCCCTTTGCAGATGTCATTGTGTCTGGTACATAACCAATACCAGTTGCAAGTGATACAACACTTGATCTAAGTTGTGCTGTACCAAGGAATGATTCATTCAATGCAAAGTTAGTTGTTAATCCATTGATGTGTGTATTGTATGCAAGTACATCCAGAATATTATTTAAACCAGAAGCCTCAAAGTTATAATCAGCAAACTCTGTTGAATTTGCCAGAAAGTTTTTTAGATTTGATTTAATATTTGCAAAATCTAATGCTGATGATTTAATTGTTGTTGCCATATTATCTTAACCTTTGTAGCACTGTCGAAAATGTTACTATTTCTTCTGTGTTTATTACTCTAAATTCTAATGTTACTGATATTGAGTTTCTATCAGGTTTTGCAATAGCAAATACATTTATTATTTCTGCTCTTGGTTCAAATGTATCAATAGCGCTAATAATGCGTTGTTCTATATCTTCTTCTGCATCCTCGTCGGAAAGATCAAATAACAAATCTCTCATATTGCCACCAAATAAAGGACTAAACGGTTTTTCATAATAATTTGTTAATATCAGATTTTTAACGGCTTGTTTAACAGCTGCCGCATCTGTCTTTTTAAATACTTCACCGCTTGCTTTAACTGCTAAAGTTAAATCAATATCGCTATACTTTTTATTTCTAGCAGAAATAATCGAGGAATTAAGATTTCCATCTTCTGTTGAAAGTTTTGTGGCCATTGATCTCTCTTACATTTAACCTTATTTATAACAGTTTATGCGGAAGTAATACCAAATGCTGAAGAAAACCATTCATCAGAATTCCATACTATCTTTTCACCGGTTTTAGAACCTATCATATCTAGGTGCATTACATTAGGACCCATATAACCAATACCACTTCCGCCACCAAGAATTCCTCTTGCTATCGCTGCTTTGATAAACTCAGTTGCTTTTGACTGATCATTTCTATAAGATGTACCTTCTACTTCTTTAAAGTTTAAAACTCTTCCTCGGAACGTGAGTGTTAAATCAGCCGCTAAACCAGTATCGTGACGTGTACTGCTGTTTTTAACTCTGAGTCCTCTTGTTCCAGGCTGTTTACCACTTATAATATTAACTGACTCAATGCCGACTTCTACTGCTGCATCTGCAAGAGCGTTTTCTAATTTGACAAGAACTTTTTTATCTCGTATCGTATGTGCGCCAAATAAGTATCTAACGACTGGCGAAGTGCTTATAGGAACATTAGGTAATTCGCCAGGTGCATTCATACCTACTTCAACTAAATCTGTTTTACTTAATACTTTATTATTATAATGAGTTTCTATTAGATCTCTATTACCGAGACTCTTATAGTCTTCATCAACTTCTGGCATGATAACAATGATTTGAACATGTGCCTTTTCATGAGCCCGTGTACCAGTAGGTTGAATTGTATCATAGCTCAATATAATTTTTTCATATGCGAACAAATGTCTCATAAGATATTCTGCAAAATCATAAGCAACTTCTGGATAATTTATATTACTATTATCATATAATTCATATACGATTGCTCTACCTTTTGTTGCTAAGTCTAATGTAGAACCTGGTGTCAGTGTTTCTGTTGGACCTTTTTTGTATATACCTTCGGCTATTACTAATCTATATTTGTCGAATTCTTCTGCACGCCTTTTTAATTTAATTACTTCGGCCTGCATCAATAGGTTTCTTGCAAGTTCAAATCTATCATCTTCAGCCATATGACTCAAAGTATGTCTTACACAAAATTTAGAAATAGGAACACCATGGCATATCAATGTTTTAGGAGTAATAGCTAGTGTTGATTTTCCTGAGTAATTTTCACCTAATATATCAGGTGTTTTTCTGCGCATAGGATCATAGTTATAGTCTGGTTTAAATTGTATCTTTGCACGTTGTTGTTTTAAGAAAGTTCTATTACGACCAGCATCTCCGGCAAAAGAACCTGGAATAAACTCAGTTGCTAAATTTGATGATCGATTAAATCCGCTCGGAATCTTTTTATTATAGTTGTCATGAATTAAACCATTACCAATGAGGTACATCATAAAGATTGCATTTGAATTATTTGCAGGATCTTTTAATATTTGTCTAATATCTTTTGTATTAATAGGTGTAGAAGATACTCCGCCAGTCATAACATTTAAATCTATTTTGTTTTTAATAAAGTTTCCTTCATCAATTACAACTTTACGAACGCCTCTGTTTGAATTTTCAATATAGTCATCAACAATAGCGGCTGTTGGTTCTTCGGATGTTGTTACATCTGCAGCGACAGTAGTACCAGCAGCAACTGTATTAGAATTTGTTGAACCTGAATCTGTATCAGTACCACCAGTTTTTGCTTTATCTGCAGTTCCTTGTAAATCACCAGTAAATCTTGGAGCAGTCATACCACCAGTCGCAGTAACGCCAGCAGCTTTAACACCTTCACTGAATATAGCATTTGATCCATAGTATATCATTTCAGTGCCACCGATCGTTCCGCCTGCGGCAAAGATAGCCACATCAGTTGCTGCCATCTTAATATCATAAGAAGTGATTGCTACTTCAACTTCAGATGTCATTGTAGCGGTGCCATGACCGAACATAGAATAATTGCCTTCTACTGTATTTGCATAACCACCCTTTACGATATTATTAAAATCGCTGAGTGTGCTATTGGTTTTTGTTCCTACAACAGTATGAGAACTATTACCGGTTACAACTGTACCTTGGTTACCACCAATCTTTTGTCTATTAGATCCTATAATTTCTTCTTTTTTATTTCCACCGACTGTTAAGTTATAGTCACCTGATACATTCATATCTAAATCACCGGTTGCATCAACTGTTACATTACCTGCAGAAATTTGAAGATCACCTTCTACGATAAGTACACCAGTACCTGCGACAGATGTAATCATGTTTTGTTCTGTACGCATCTTCATGGTACCATCAGCCATCATCTCAATGCCTGTACCATTTGCATGCATCAATACTACACGTTCGCCATTGCCTGTATCATCAAACTGCAATACATGACCAGCCTTCGTTCTTTTTGTTGAAACGTCTCCGTATGTGGTTTCTGTTAAATTTTCTTCAATATACTTTGCAACATCAATATTAGGATCTCCGCCTCCAATATTGACGCTGGCTTTAGCATTACTGTTAGATGGTTTATACCATTGTTCAGGACGTGGAAATTCTCCTCTTGGATCTTCGAATCCTTTAGCTAACGATTTATTAGTTGCACCGCTTGAGGTAGCATCCATGTTATCTATTTCAAATGTATCAGCCATTATTGTATCCCATATCCATCAAGTTCGCTAGTGTTATTTGTATCTTTTCTTGTTTGCAAAATACGCAAATCATCATCTAAAAACTTTCTATCTCTCTCAGGAATCGTTATATTGATCTTTGAGTATGGAGGTTTCATAATAATATCTTCAACATCAAAACCTGGACCTGTAATATTAGTTGCTGCATTTTGATCTAAGTCTAATACATTATTTCCAAATGCTTCTCCACCTGGAAAACATGTATAAAATGAATTCATGAATAATTTAAAACTTGCCCATTGAGATCTCGTAATTGATTTTTGATCGAGAGGTGCAGTTCCAGGAGGACCACCAGATACTCCATTAAATCCTGCAACAAAAGCAATACCAATACTTCGCTGTCTAAATTCTTCGTATGTGTGTGGAGATTCTTCGTGAATAGTTGCACCTACTTCAATAGTTCCATTCTTTTTTATTACAAAATGGTATGGAACTCCTGGAAGATTCTTTGCTTTATATTCAGTATCTATTTGTCTTGCACCAATTTCACCTTGATCATTAAAGTGTCCGGTCCAATGCCAAACAACAGCAGATATATCACGAGTAGCAGAGTTTAACACTGATATAATAGCTTCTCTACTATTCAGTTGTAGGAATGTATTTGCTTTTGTAAGCTCTTCTATATTAGTAGTAGGCATTATCGGTCTAAAAGCTGTATCAGGTTTTACTGTATTTGCAACATCTAGCTTTTGTCTTTCAAATGCAGTTTCAACTTTTGCAACTTGGGTTCTTAATACTTCTGTCAAAGCTGTTGCGTCTGGTGCACGTGCATCTAGTTTTTGTAAAAAGCCTGTCATTTCCTCTAAGTTTTTCGGAGCAGCTATTTGAAATTCAGATGCTGTAATTAAAAGACCTGGATCTATTGTCACGCCACTTACAGTTTTATCAATTCCATCTTTTATATTACCACTTAATAAATCATTTTTTATTGAAGTTGAAAGCTTATTAACAAAGCTTCCGAATCCAGATAAAAGATTTTCAATACCACTACCAACATTTTCTATTACATCTTTTAATAGATTACCACTATTTAAACCGCCTGCTGCTATTATTAATTGTTTATCTAAACTACTAAATAGATTTGTAATACCTGATGATATCTCACCTAGATCTAATTTATCAACAGCTTCGCTTACTTCAGAAGCAAGTTCTGGACTTGTTAAATTTTCTAATGCTTCTTTAAACTCATCAGAGTTTGTAATATTAGCAGCTTTCTTTATTGCAATTGCAACTGCATCAGGTGATGCATCAGTGATCATCATATGATTCATTTGAGTACCAATTTCCTCAGGCCTTGCTGCAGCCTTTGTACTCGGAGTCACTGTAGATGCATTTATTATTTTTGCTAATGCCGCTGATCTTGTTGCATTTAAATCTGTCTTAATTTTTTCTTTTACACCTGGAACATCTTCTGTCATTTGTGATAATACAAAATCAGGTATTAGATCTTGGTCGTTTGAAGCATCATCAATCTTTACTTCTAAGGCTTTGAATCCACCTCTTTGCTCTGAAAGAGTTTTACCTAATATAGAAAACTTAGCAGACTGAACTGATTTCCTGACTCTATCATTCTCAGAATATAACAATCCATAGTCAATACGATTGTCTATGTTTCGCAATTCTTCTTTTAGTTGTTTCTGATTAATTGGCATTATTGATTCACTCGTGTAAATGAATTGTACACATCTAAAGCGTGTTGTATTCTTTCAGCTTCTGCTATTCTTTCTGGTGCACCATCCCATGCACTTTTATTACCAGTTAGTGCAGGTATCTCATAGTATCTTTGAAATGTAACTGTTGCATCTTCTATGGTTGTTGTCGCTCTAAATCTTGCACCTTTATGATATGATATCTCATCAAGTTCATAATCTATAAATGCAAGTTGAACAATTAACTTTTCCCATCCACCTTTATCCTGGCCGAAGTTAATTAATTGTTGGTATCTATTATTTTTGTTTTTAGTAATATGCCATTGTGCAATACCAAAACTCGTTTTAGAATCTCCGACTGCAGCAGGATCCATATTACTTTCTTCAAGTAAATTACCTATGATTGCTGCAACCTGTTTATGTGTATACTTTGACTTTGTAGAACCTGGCTCTGCGCTCTGTAATCGTGTAAAAAATTCCCATGCAATTTGTATGTTATCACCTTTTAAGATTGGATCAAAGTTTCCGTGATAAGCAAAGACTTGACCTGTATCTGGTCTTACAGGATTTGCTTCAATTGCTCCTACTACAAAGTTTTGATTCACATTATCTACTTGTACCTGAGAAGGTACCTCGATTGAAGGTATACTACCCCATATAATTGGTTGCTGACTATTACCACCATCTAAAAAAAATCCACACACTTTACTACCCTCCCCTAAATTTGGATGGAATCCAATTCCACTACCACCGTGTTCTGTTGTTGGAATAACACATGAAGCAAACGGCAAATCTGCAACTGGAATTTCAGGAGCATGCACGCCGTATATTCTAACTCTTACTCTGCCAAGACGTGGTTCGTCAGTACCTACTTCTTCTACAACGCCATACCACCATCTCATAAGATCCCCGTAAAAACTCATATTGGTCTTCCTAACTTACCACACTCTAAAATAACATTATGTTTTTCTTCTGCAGTAAACAAATGTTTAGCTGCTAATATAGTATATATTCCAGATCTAGACTTATCTTCTGCATCTTCTGCAGAAACGTTTCCGGCTATATCCTTTAGTCTTGAATTATTTGAATGATGAATATATTGTATTTGCCTGCCAATTGATGCATTATGTCCAGTCAAATACATTTGACCTGGAACAACAATAGTCATATCAGATTTAATTAATAAACTTTTCATAGCATGAGTTGTATGCCTATTTTTAAATTGAGCAGGAGTATGTGACTCACCTAAATTATTAAATCCTGGCATAGTTTTAGCACTCATAATAGTAGTAACTTGTTTATTATTTAAATCAGATATTCTTTTATCTTTCACTCTAAAATTTGAATGATGAACAGGATCAAATCCATTTGGTATTATTTGGCTTTCAGTTAAACCTCTTAATTCATTATCAATATTTAAATGATAATTAAGAGTAGTACCAGCATTCACATCTATATTTACTCCATCTGATCCTACACATCCACGTTGCATAAGATTAATAGTATTTTCATTTTTAATTGCATGATAATCCATAACATTAAATACGATGCTCGGATCGGATCCGTGTTCTGATCCTTGATTATATGCCTGTGAGAATCTGTAAGGG